CGCATACGAGGATTTTTTACGGAGTGATCTTATCCAGCCAAAAGTGGAACTGGAACCGATGGAGGAGTAAAATATAACTACTGGAATTCCAGTAGTTTAACCACCAATCTATGCACCTCAATGAACTGCACCAATGGCTTATCGAAGTAAATGACCAGTTGAACAACATCGACTGCAACACCATTCCTGTAGAAGCGGAGTTACATCTTGCGATGACAAGAAACAAGATCGCGCAGTTACTCCCGATTATGGACGGGTTTCTCACCCGAGTAAACGAAGCGCAGTACCACTACCACAAAATCTTTGAGGTGCTTTTTGACGTAAACAATGGCGAGTAAAACAATTGAAATAGAGCCGTTTTCCATCAATAAAGCATGGCAGGGGAAACGGTTTAAAACGAAAGAGTACGGGTACTGGAGAGAGGCTTGTGTGTACGCTCTCAGAGGTATAGAGCCAGTCCATGGCAAAGTAGAAGTTTGGACGAAGTTCTATATAAAACACATCACCACGACCGATACAAACAACCTCATCAAAACACTTTTTGATGCACTTGTGGACGCGGGGGTAATTGATGATGACAGGTTTGTGTACCGAGAACACCACGAAAAAGTCCCACTCGGAAAAGGAGAAAGAGAAAGAATAGAAATGAGGATTGAGCCTTACATCCCCCTTTGAGCATCTCCAACCCTGCGGAGGTCACTTTTTATTTCTCCAAGGTTTGTATTGATATTTGCAAGGTTCGCTTCGATGACCGCAAGTTTTGCCCTTGTCTCCGCGTCCCGTTCGTTTCGATTGTCCGAGTTTTGTTCCAAGTGCCGCAAGCGGAGGTCAAACAGCTTCATTTGATTTCTGATGAGGTACCAATTGCCGACAATCGTCCCGAGGGCTACCAATATCACCCAGTATGTATTCAGAAAATTAAGGATTTCCACGAGTCTGATTGAAAAGTATAGGCAGGATTTGAGCATACCGCTCGCAAAAATTATCACTTAAAATCTTGGTGACGTCAAAAGTGTTCTTTGCGAGCACTTTGTCTATTCGTGTATCAATCAGTTTTCGGAAATCTTCATCTTCATGGCGCACCCCGTCCATTTCAATCGGAACAGAAGCGGGGAACTTTACATATTTATATAAATTCTTAAACGAACGGTAGCGCAACTCTGCATCCAAGCGCTGGAAATCCCGAGGTTCAAGGATAAATTGCGAATATGCGGCCACTTCCACGAGTGACCCGTCAGAAATGACCGTCTTTTGCGTTTTAAGCGCTTCTTTTTCTTCTCTGAGGTAATGTGCCATGATGGCCCGCTGGACGTGCTGTAGCTCATTATGAGAAAGATTTTCTGGCGTCGTTCCGTATGTCTCTAGAATTTCCCGTCCACCGTCTAAGATATAGGCGAATTGGTCGCCAAAATCATGTTTGATTTGCTCAAGCATGGTACTTTTGCCCGTGGAGAAAGCACCGCCTAAAACTAAAATTCTACTTCTTTCCCTTTCCATGTTTTTCTACTTTACGGAGTGTTCTCAGAAAAAGCACAAAAGAACCCGAGAGGATAAACAAAAGAGAGAAGACATATTCATTGAGTGGGAATAACTGCATTCCAAAACCAATGAGAATAGTCCCCGCCACGAGTAGCCCGTCCGTCTTCAGAAACTCCAGTAGTACTTTGTCCATTTAGTCTTTGAGTAAAGAGTCAATCCAGCCTGTGCGGTCTAGCGCAACTATGTACCATTGTATCATCTTTTTATCTTCTGTGGGAGCTTGCATGACCTTCCCATTCGCAAAGACCCACTGGAGCGTTGTACTCTCCACAATTTCCTCGGGGTTTGTTTTGTCCGATACTAGACCAGCTTTTTTTGCTTTCTCCCAACTTGCTTTCGCTTCTGCTGCTACTTCGGGCATGGTTGCTTCATTAGGGTATTGTTTCAGAGCTGCTGCACTCAGAGCTGCAATGGCTTTCTTCTCCCCCATCTTCATCAGTTGCGGGATTGAGTAGCCAAAAGTCATTTGGATATGTGGACGGTCGGGGAATGAAGCCCAATCACCGCCCCACTCAAAGCCGTGCTTCTTCGCCACTTTACCGTACAAATCCCAAGGCAGGTTTCCGCTCCATGTCGGCTTCCCATTCACAAGGAAAGTACAATCAGCAGCACAGGCATAATTGTGGTTAGATTCTCCACCTCTGGCATTTGTTACTTTTGGGCGTTTTGCAAACAAAGCGTTTTGTTCCGCCCATGTTCTATAACCGTCAGTGCAAATCATAGGGTGCCCAAGACTCGCCATTTCGTCGAGTACCTTTATAACCTGTTTTGCTATGGTGGGGATTATTCCTTTCATTGTACTGTGGTAGCAGATGTTTCTGGGTAAGCATTTCTGCGTGCCCGTTCATAGTAGTAGAATACACCGTTTATTTGTTGGATAAAGTCCACTACAAAAACGTCATAGCATTCAAAGAAAAGTCGTTCATCTCCTTCTAATCCGAGCGGGTAGCGCGTCGTCGCAACGAGTACGTCGTTAATACTATAGAGCGGCATAGTTTATGGTAATATAGAGTAGTTATTCCCATACTGGTTAAATGTTGCAGCAGTCATGAGATCAGCATATGCAGCATTTTCAACAGCAAGTATAGATGTACTGGATTTTGTGGCAGCTTGTTTTTCTGTGTCTAACGTACCGCTATAATCGCAAAACCTAATTTTGGGATTTGTTGAAGCTTGGAAATATATCCCCGAGGAAACGGCAACCGCAGGGAAACCATATGCGGCGCCCGTTGCGGTGAATGTGCTTTGTTCTGTTAGAGTTGTCCCCGAAAGTGTTGCTTTTATGAAAAAGTTAGATGTGGAGTCTGTAAAAATAAACTCCGTCCCGTTATACCCCACCAACTGTTTTGAACTTGTGCTTGCGAGGTTTGTTCCAGATAGGGTTATTTGTGTCCAGTTGCCACCCGTTCCGATGTGTGTATTCGTAGCGCACATATACAGCCTATAGTTTGAAGACCCATCTACTAAAAGCCAGTACAATTGACCACCAGCAACGAGTGCACCCCTATACCCAGTACCAGCAGATGCCCAAACCGTTGTCCGACCTACTTGCTGTTGACTACCGTTAAGCCACAAAACAGCATTTGGGCCAATACCACCAGAATGTAAAGCAATAGAGCCAGTCGCCACAACGAAAGGAATTGATCTAAAATTGTCCGTAAAAGCAAAGTTTCCGTCTTGGGAAGCCATACCCGTCAAATCCCAAGGTACACAAGATGGCGGCGCACTTGACCAAGATGGGTTTGCACTAGCACCATTAGTTTTCAAAACTTGCCCACTTGTCCCCGCACTCAGGAGCGCCCATGAAGAGCCATCAAAGTAGAGAATATCCCCCTGTGCAGCTACACTCGGAAGCCCAGAAATAGCCAAAGCCTGTACTTGGAAATTCGTCCCGTCGTACACAAAGTCGTAAATACCGTCCTGTTGTAAATCACCAGCGGCCAAATCAGCAGCACCCGCGTTTTTCTTGATAGTCTTCGCCCCGATACTATTCACATTGATTGTCGATGCGCCTGTATTGTCTACATTGATTTTGACGCGGATTTTCAATCCAGCAGCGTAGGCTGTTATTTGTCCATCCAGAGTGACGGCGTAGGTATTTGCTGCACCTGTAGAGGTAGCGTACTCTCCTGCATTAAAGATAACGTCTTCTCTCAGATCGTTGTGTTGTGTTGCAAGTATTACATCACCCGCCGCAACTGTAGAGCTATTCAATGCCATAATTAGGGTCTAACGAAGCCAAAATCAAAGGAAATAGTCACTGTTTCTCCCGTTCCTACGGTGAAGTCCTCCTGTACTCGTGAGGCTAGTATACCAGTATCAGCGGAACTTGTCGCCTGAGAAGTATTACCGTCCATGAAAAGGCCAATCTCGCGGTAGTTTCCGAGTAACTCCCCAGCGTTGAAAAAGACGGAGTATTGATTGACCGTCGTCGTGCGCGTCTGTACAGCCACAAGGCGGCGCTCTAACTCATTCCCGAGAGTGGTATCACCAGCAGCAGGAGTAGCGCCGTTGTCTCCTACAGCGATATAAGGGCTGTAGCCGATATTGTACAAAGGTGGGTTTTGCCAATCCAACTGCACAGCCAGAGCCACGAGCATCACGTCAGGCGTCAGATTGTCCACAGTATGAACACGTTTTGTATTCAATACAGGGTTATGGATTTCAATTGTCCACCGCCCCTTGGTGAAGCTCCTAGCTTTGACGTTTCTTTTCATATATTTAGCTCCATGCGGATAAGTTCCACCGTCCTTGGTCTGCGTCCACGCCCCACTTGAATTCATTATCACGCACAAGTATAGCATGGTCTTCGTCAATTTCCACATTCTCTTCGTTATCCTGTACATTGTTGATAATCTGGTCTTCATCGACATTGATTTTTCTCTGCTGTCTAAGGAGTTGCTGCAATAACTCAAGCATTCCGTAGAGGAGGGAGGAGCAGGTAACATCATACCGATACACACCCCACTCCAACTGCGTCTGAGTGATAGACTGGATCATGAAATATTTGTCTATATTCCTCCGTCCAGACGTATCAGCGACGCGGATTTGCTGTCCTGGGTTTAAGCCGTGTTTGTAGGTTTTAAACTTCGCCGTGATAATGACGTTGGAATATTTGTCCACAATCGCACGAGCAAAAGCATTCGCTTCACTACGTGTTTTCAAAGCTCTATTGATTTGCGCTTGTCCGTCAAAGATACCGTCCGTATACCCAAGCATTGTTTTCATCGCCGAGATACTGGAGTTGTTTTGACGGGAGACAATAATAGGGAACACCTGATAGTACTTGAACGTCAGGTACTGCCCTGCCTCCAGCGTCGCTTGGCTCTCTGCGTTGCGGATAGACTTCTCATTGAAGTTAGACATAAAGTCATACCCCGCGTCCTCGTTTAAACCTTCCACACCTACCAATTGGTCTACGCCTTTCGAGAACGTATCACCGCTTGTTTGCCCCGCTACTGCGTCGACGGTGAAAGAGTCTACATCGGGTACCGTGAGAACCTTGCGGGCCTCTGAGAGCGTTCTATTGACGATAAAATCACCAACAGAAAGCCCGTGTGCTGTAGCTTTGACCGTTGTCGTTGTTGTGGTCGCTTCCATCGTGTCCGTGGAGGTATTGTCATCCAAGCGGACAATCAAGCCCTTGAACTTATTTTTAAGAATCCACTCCCGAGTAAAGCCATTGCCCTCTACCAACTGTGAGTAGTATGTCTCGGAAGTTTCGTCACCACCCTCCACCTGCTGGCGGTTTATAAGCCTTGATATATCGTAGGTGATGTCTAGGTCGCTAAAGTTGTCTGAAGAGCCTGTGACCTCAATAGGAGCCGTTTCTGTGCTTTGTGGGAACAGGTGTATATACCTGTCGTCGTCTACTTTCCAGAACCATCCTAATTCGTCTGCAATTCTTTGCATAACCTCCATAGGTTTAACCCTCGCAACGCGGAAATTTTCAAACTCTGGCGCGTCTTGTATGTATGGGTAGTGCCTAAAAAACTGTGTTTCTAGGACTCTGAAGCCATCCACATCCAACGTTCCGTTCACAGTCTCTGTTACCAGAACCTGAATATAATCTGTCACCGTCCAGTCTGGCGTCCCCGTCATGCTCGCTGTAGCAAGGGGGAAGTCGTAGAACACCCAATCAGCGGAAGGGGTGAAGGAGAACGAAAGGTAGTCGGAAGCGCTAGACCCAAGGCGAACGGAAACAGTGCCCGTGCCTTTCGCCCAGAACCCAAAGACACCTTTTGTGGGTTGCCCTGTAGAAACTCCCGTGAAGTTCAAAAGGTTTTTGCTCGATACCGCCCCAGTAAAGATTGCCGTGCCGCCTGAGTATGCCCAAGGGAACCGTCCAGCGCTTATGCCCTCCTGAAACGTCGGAGCAAGAATAGGATTCCCACCATCACTAGACTCTGTCCATACAGCCTGAAGGCTCGCGGAGTCGTTGTAGTCCATCGAATCAAGGACGGAGTTGTAATTGATGAAGGAATTACAAAAGTCATTGATGATATACCTCGGTGTTTTGTTTTCGTAGGTGTCATTGATACTTTTCTTGTCAAAGATTTTCTCGTAAGACAGCGCGACAATAGACTGTTCCTGGTTATCCAGTGTGACAATATTCCTTGAACTTTGGTCAATGACCGTACCTTCAAACTCCCGCTTGCCTGCCAGTTCCCCTACAGCAGGGGTATTCGTCCAGCCTGCTACGGTAATAACAGGGCGGCCTCCTGAAATAGAGACGTCCGTAATGGTTTTGTATTCCTCATCCCCTAGCCCGATTGCGACGTAAAACCTGTAACCCACGCGGAACAAGTCGTTGCAGGTATCCTGTGTATCCAGCGTCACCGTGGTACTGGTTGCGGCGTAGATAGGCCAGCCAGTAAAAGCGCGGACAATATCATAATCCGCAGGCTTTGGGCCGAAGTATTTAAAGGAGAGCTTGCGCACACGCTCCTGCAAAGACGTTGTTTTGCTTATGCTTTTGCGGACAACGTACTGCGTCCTGTCTGTTCCGTCTATGAAGATATACACTAGAAAGCGGTGCTATAGGCTAGGTTTTTGACAATCATGTCCCCAAGTTTCTCGGCATACTGCTCGTCGCCGATCATCTGGGAGATGTAGTTATTGACCACCGTCCCACCCGTTGCAACGGCTCCGCCTCCTATGTTCCTCTCTGTACTCGTGACCACAGGTGCAGCCATGGGTTTTACAAGGTCACTCATGGCACCCACTGCAAGCCCTGCCGTGTCTTGTATACCGTTAGCAAGTCCCTGTACTATATTTTCGCCAAACCCGTACATAAGACGAGAAGGGGAGTGTATACCAAAAAAACCTGAAACGCTGCGGGAAACACTAGAAGCGATATTGCTCGCCATAGAGACGGCCGCACCTGCCATATTTTTCATACCGTCAATAAGTCCTTTTATTATGTTTTCCCCAAACCCTACCATGGTGGAATATAAGCCTGTAAAAAACGAAGCCATATTATTCCACCAGTCCCCAACGGTTCCCATGACGCTATTCCAGCCGTTTGCAAAAGCCTGCACAATTCCGTCTGTCGATGTTCCTACAAATCCCAGGAGCGTATCGAGAAAGCCTTTCAACGTGGAAACAATAGTATTCCACACAGTACCAAGAGTCATGAGCATATTATCCCACGCGCCTTTCCAATCTCCCCGTAGAAGCATCAAGGCTGATTTCATCACCCCCGTAGCAAACTGCATGGCTGATTTCAAAATACCAAGGACAAGCTCCATCTGAGCGCCAATAAACGACGTTATAAAATCAAACGTCGTTTGTATAATGGTGCGTATACCCATGAAGTCCGTTTCCCATGCAAACATCAAAGCATCGAGTGTCGGCTTTATAACTCCACTCCACCACGCTTGAAACGTGCGCCCAGCTTCTTCAATAACACCCCACTGCTGTACAAATGTCTCTCCGATTAGGCTTTTGAAAGCGTTAAACACTGGGGCTATCATATTGTCGTAGACCGTTTGTATTACCTGTCCGAGTCCGTCAAAAGTTGCCTGACCTACTGCAAGAATTTCCTGCATAATAGGGAGGACAGTAGGGGCAACCTGTGCCCACCATGTATTGATTGCGGTAATGGCTTGCTGTGTTTTCTCTACGGCCATATTGTAAAACTCTTGCAACTTTGCGGCGGTAGTATCAAGCGTTGTCTGTAACCCCATGAAGTTCGTTTCATAGGCTTCTCTAATAATCGCAGCGGCACCAGCGACTGCCGTTGCGATAAGCAAGAATTTACCAAAGGCAAGGACGGCAGGAGTCATAAGAACAGAAAGCGCTCCCATAGCAACACCTAACCCAGTGACACCCAGCGCAAGACCTGCCATTTGCGCCACAAGTTCAGGATTTTTTTCTACCCACTCCGTCACCTTTTGTATAATAGGGGTGACCGCTGAAAGGAGACTTGCTAGGGCAGGAGCAAGTGCTTCACCGATGGCTATTTGTGCTTCTCTAAATGCCGTATTTGCTTTTGCCTGTGCCCCTGATAAAGACTCGGCGGCAAGCGCACTATTCCCCGCTGACACTGCACCGATTTCTAGCAGCCCAAGGTATTTCGCCTCTGCCCGCTCTGCCTCTGTTAGGTCTACAACTCGCTTACCAAGTTGTTTGGCTCCACGCTCCAAAACCATTGAATAGTTTTCTGAAATACCCGAGAGATTTCCAAGGGAGGAACTTTCCGTTTTGTACGACTCAGAAAGGTTACTTACTGCCGTCGCTAGATCAATACTTGCGGATTTCCCGAATACAGCCTCGTCTTTGAAGTTCTGCATTAGTTTTGTGATCTTGTCCACGTCCGTCAATCCTGCCTGCATAAGGTTTTGCATCCCAGCTTGGGCAGTGCTTAAAGGGATAAGCCCATCAGCGCTTAGTTTTTGCGCGGCTATATTCAAATTGTCGATTGGTACTTTGAGCTTCTTTGCCGTCGCTTCAAACCCCAACTGTGAGCTTTGTGCCTGAGAGTAGGCATCAATAGTCGTTTTCAACCCTGCTGCAATCCCGACAAAAGCAACGGAGGAAATAGCACCAATACTTGCAAGAGAGTCACGCATCCCGTCTAAACCTCGGCTTGCAGTAGCAGACTGTTTATCTATCCCCCCAAGTTCGCCTTGAATTTTCTTGAGGATAGCGCTTGCCTCATCCCGTGCCTTTATGATCAAGTCTAGCCGCGAGTCTGCCATTTCTGTGGGGTGTTAGGTTTATCGCGTTTTTTCGCGACCTTTGCTTCGATTTCCATTATATCCAAAAACGTCTCAACAGTCGAGGCGGGTAGATTGTATATCTCCGCCCCGAATGTTTTAACAAGAACATATTCAGTATACAACGGATGCCCTTTTTTACCCATAACGGCAAGGGCTAGGCTTTTTTTACTTCTTCCCCGTTTTCTGATTTCAGCAATTCGGTGATAGCCTTCTCCAAAACGTCCCCGTCCTCCCCGTCCAGCTCCTGAAGCTCCTCCAATGTAACAGGGACAGGCTTCCCATCTTCGTAGGTCATGTCCCATTCTTTCACCGCCAGAGAAAGAGCCAAATCGTTTTGTTTCTGAATAATCGTCGCAGGAATAGACCCAGTAGGCTTACTTGTCTCCGTATCAAGCTCCAAATCCTCCAGCCAGATATTATTGATTTTCTTCTTCTCGCCCCATGTCAGCCCGATTTTGCAGGTAACACCAGAGGGAAGCTTTACTTCTTTGAGAGAGAGGGATTTCTTTATTGGCATAGATACAAGAAAAGGGAGACAAATGTCTCCCCAATCCTACTGAAACAAATTGTACTAGTCAACTAGTAGCTAGAGGTGCCATTCACCAAAAGCACACGAGTAGACCAGCCTTTTTGATACGCGAGAGTGTCGCAACTCTGATCTTTGTACGCCGTGAAAGTAATTTCCTCGGGCACAATGTTGTCTTCTTCGTTAGAAGGGAAGAACGGCTCGTAACGAGCATCTGCGAAGTCCACCTGCAAGTATGGCACCTGACTTGCATCAAGACCTACTGCATTTGTACCCGAAGACTTAAACCCGAGATTTGCATTATCCTCCGCAGCGGTGAAGGTTGTTGCACCTGTACCTACAGCGGCGGAAGCAACGTCAGAAAGCGCGTCAATTGCAGCAGCAATCAGTGTCCCTGTGTTATTCGATGCCGTCGTATTCGCGAGTTTCACAATGATATTATTTCCGCTCTTCGTCACTGCGAGTGTGTCGGAGGTGTTAATAACTAGCTGCACGTTGATGTCATTCCCAGCCTTTCCAGCGGTGGACGCCGTTACACTGAACCCGTTAGATGCGCCCCATGTAGAGGAAGCAGCCTGTGCGGAGTTAGACGTAATAGCAGAGAGACCTTGGAACAGATAACGTACACCGACCTTAGTATTCCCACGAAGACGGCTCAAATTCATCTCAGAATTGTAGAAGCGTGTCATCTTACCTGTAGCGGTGTAGCCCTTCGTGAGTACCTCGAAAGGATACCGAGCGGCCTCCGTAGACCCAGAGCCATAGCGGGCCTCTAAGTCGTTTGTAAGAGCGATCTCAAAGTCTTCTTTGGTAATAGCGGTTACATTATCCACATCATCACCTTCGTAGATTGTCGTACCGTTGGAAAACTGGAACGGCTTGCACTGGGTATAGGAGGAGTCCGTCACCGTTGCACGCTTGATTACGACAATGTCTCCTACATCAAGCTGGACGTCGATAGTGGACGTAGTGAGCTGCGTTGCAGAGTCGATAGAGGAGATCGTCAATTCCTTGACTGTCGTGTACCCGTCGGCCTTATCCAGAACGAGAAGAGTATCCGAAGTGGTGAGCCCCTCTGTCTGGTCTACCAGTAAGGTAGTACCAGAGTTAGCAGCCGTCGTAACCTTTGCCAAAATAAATGCCTTTGTAGGCATTAGAGAAGCAGAGGCAAGGATACCGTTGTCTTCCTTAGTAAGGGTAAGACCCATCACACGAACACCAAAGAAACGATGAACCCATGGAGCATCAGCAGGCTGTACATCCATGGTATACGTCTTTCCTTCGTTCTGTACCTTAAACTCATGTGCGTACACACCAGTTGTTGCAGTCTGCGTAACAGGAGCGCCAAGCAAAGAACGGAGCCAGTGACCGATAAGTTTCTCTTCAACGAAAAACTCAACGTCACCGCTCATCTCGATTGAACCCTGAATAGATTTGATATTCCTCTCTCTGTCTCCAGCAATCTCATTGATTGGCTGGATATTAAAAGAAGCCATCAAACTTTCGGTCGTGATCTTCTGGTAGATAGTCGGCTTTACAGCCACACCAGCAGTCGTTTCCTTAATCAGGGCAAAATATCCATAATTGGAATATGGAGCAAAATTTGCCATATAAAAACGGTTTAGTTCTTAGAAGTCTTTTTGTCATCCTTATCGTGGATGACCACTACCTCTTCCGTCCCGTCAGGGAGAACAGTTTTTTCAATTCTTGCCATGAAATTAGCAATTATTAGGTAGAATTCGGGTTGTCAGGATAGTCAGAGTGGCCGACCCTATACGGCTCGTAGGGATTGTATCATAATTGATATTGAACTCCAAAATGTCCCCTACTGTGCCACCTATGGAGAGATCGTTATTTACCGCCCCGAGAATAGTCGTGGCTTTCGGTTTCCCATCCGTGTCCCTATCTTCCATCGCTAAAACAAGAGCAGAAAGGTGGTCAATTTCTGTCCCATCGGCGTCCTCGAAGTAATCTCTGAGTGCGACCATAGCGGTGATATTGATCTCCATTTCTTCGGTACGGAGTCCACCTGTCCCGCGAATACGGAAAGAATTTCTCACAGGAGCAACGGAAATCAGCGGCATGTAATCGCTCGGCTCTTGGGGTGCAGGGCCGTAGCACACGCGCCAATCAGGGAGCGCGGTTTGTAATTTCAGTATAAGGGCATCAATAACGTCGTTCATCGTATCAATTCGTTAATGTATTGAGAAAAAATATCTTTTAACCCTTCCCTCATTGTTTTGTTTATAGCAAGAATTTTGCGGGCTTTCATTTTTGACGTGCCCAGTTGGTGGTATTTCGCATACGGTACGTCTGTCCCCCACACAAGCATACTAGATGTCCTATATTTAACAAAATAGTTGCTTTTGAGTCTCCCCGTGTTTTGTAAAATTGGTTTTCCCCCGTAACCCTTTGCCGCTCTAGCACGAATAGAGCTAGGTTTTAATCTAGCCCATCTGGAGGTCATGTACCTACCCTCTGTTTCAAATTGTTGTTTTGTACCAGCTCTCACAAACTTCTCGGCCTTACCTATAAACTTATCCATGCTTTTTACTCCTATTTCTGTACGCTCTAGTTTTTTCAGCGCTGCCTTGGCGTTAAAACTTATTGTAAGCATAGTATACTACCATACAGAATTGACGGAAAAGGTCGGGTCGGTGTCCCCAGAGTCGTCAGAAACAACGTTAGGATAACCCACAGGCACGGGCTTACCACTCAAGGCTATTTCCTCCCCACTCACTTCATCAATCACTCTCAGGGAGCTTTCTAGGGTGTCTACGCCTTGGATCATCTTCAAGGTTTGCTTTGCAAGCTCGATACGGGCAAAGCCGTCACGAGTGGTACCTTCTTCCTCAAGTCCGAAATTGTCCATCAAGAGAAGAGCGGCGGCAATATCCGCACTCAACTGCTCAATCAAAGCGGGGTACTTATCTGTCTTTGTCCCAAAAGAAGGAGTAATCCCACCAGCGGCGGAACCCGTCACGGTAACCTCAGTATTCGCATCTGTTAGGTTCGTAGACGTAGAACGGGAGATAATCGTCACCACAGCACCAGACCCTATACCATCAGGGCTATATACCTCCGTATCTTCCACAAGAGAAGCACGAAGAAGGTCGGCGGCTTGGCTCGCCGTCAGCCCTGAAGTAATAGCAAGAGCGTGGGCCACTCCTCCAATAGTGAGTGTCAGAGTGGCGGTACTTGTTCCCGTCCCCGAAAAGGTAATCTGCACAGCCCGACGGTAGGCAAGAGGGAGCTGATATTTCTGTATCAAATACCCATCGACCATAGCGTCGGCGCGGATCACCTTCCCTTTGACTCTCTCATCGCTGATTTTCGTACTGGAACGGAGGCCAGAGACCTCGCGCACCAGAGATACGGTAGAATACATTATGCGGAGATTTGGATATTATCGCCCTGTGCACAAGAAACAATCTTCACAGCGTTTGTATTGTCCGACGTTACGGATTTAATACGGAAGCCACGGAGCATCAACTTATTGATGGTAATGATGTCCGTCTTGTCGATAAAAGAAGCAGCACCTGCTCCAGTACCGTGGCCGTTACCACTACCTACACCCGTGTTCATAGAAAACATCGCTTCGGTAATATCCACCCAGTCACCAGAGGCAGGGGAAGCGACAACGGTACCCTCAAAAGTGACGGTAACACCTCCAGAGGTAACAATTTCTACTGCTACTCCAGTAATACGGTCTCCCGTGATGGTGTAATAGTATGTATCTGCCGCAAGGTTAGTCGTACTAACGTGCGTCGTAAATGTTCGAGATAAGCTCATTGTACAAAGTATTAGAACGCCGTCTCAGGCGCTAGATTTACGCCTGACGTGCCCAAGTTCCCTTGACCGCGCGTACATACCACCCGTCGGCACCGTCTCCGAAAATTTCAAAGAAATCTCCATACTTTGCCGTCGCAGCAGTATTGATTGCGTCCTTATCATCCGCAGCGGTGAATCCGTTACCCACAATCTTATCAGCGGCAGCAGGGGAGATGGTAATAGCTACTCCGTCGGCATTCCCATTCAAAATCTTGTAGCTCAGTCCGAGGACTGTAGAGGGAAGGGTGATCGTCGTCGTACCCGTTACGCGGAGAATCTTTCCAGAATCAGCAGCCGTCAACGTGTATGCACTCGTCTTCTCCAGTTCTACCTGTCCATTCAGCACAATCTCATCTACTGCTTCAATAGCATCGTAGACAATTTTCCCTATCTCGCGTCGTGTGTAGCCCATTAGTTTGCAAAGTTATTGGATTGGAAGTGTGCAGCTTCTTCAGGAGTTACCGCATACGTTTCGCCCTTATTATACTCTTTTCCGTTGTGATGTACATTGAGGAGCATAGTTACCTCGTCCCCCTTTGGTGTCTCGTTCATCTGAATAGGAGCGTCCATAGGCGTCTCTACGGAAGCCTCTACTTTTTCTGCGGGTTTTCTTCCTCGTGGCATAGTTTTAAAAAAGGGAGCTAAAAAGCTCCCTTAGTGTACTACCTGTACAAGGTTTATGCAACGGCGGACTTAATAAGGTATGCAACATCTGCATCCAAAATTTTATCCTGATATGCATACTCCAGACGTACAAGCTCACCCATGTCATTGGTATGACGGCGAGTAGATGCACGGAGGTTCTGCCCAGCAAGAGCAAAGTTGTACCCGAAAGAAGGCGTCAAAAGAGATGCCGTCTTAGGTCGGTAGAACAGAACAACGTCATTCCCCCAAAGCTGTGTCTTCGTTTCCGTCTGACCTGGCTTCGTAGAGATATAGATGCTCTTTCCGACAAACACATTCTCAAGCTCGAAATACTCCTTCAAGAGATCAATCATCATAGAGGGGGAGAGCACACTAACACCGCGGACAAGGTTCAAAAAGAAAGGGTGGCGCTTCAGGGTATTAAAGACCTTTCGGCTCAGTACCATAGAATTCGCTTCACGACCAATCTTGTTCTGAACAGACGTGCGAGCCGTCTCGATTACACCAGCAGGATCGCTGTTCGTGTAGTCGTTAAACTGAGAAGTTCCAGACAACGTCGTGTTATTCGTAAGAATAGACGTAGAAGTCATAGCAGCAGCAAGTGCGTTTTCACGCTCAAGCATAATAGACTGCATAAGAGACAGAGCAGCATCACGGCGTGCATCGAAAGGCTCCTGCAACTGGTCGATAAGACGGTCAGGGAGGTAGCTTTCAAGGTCATGGTACTCAATCTGATAGCTCTTATCGTTGGAAACTTTGAATTCCATACGGTGATCAGACTCATCGTACAGAGAACGTACAGAGTCGTAGATGCGGAGATGCTCGTTGTTCAAACTTGCAATCTTACCGCTTTCCTCCTTCAGGTTTGGAACCGTAGGGAGGATTTTGTCCACAATGAAATCGTCATTGGTGTAGGCAAGCAACACATTGGTCACCTGCTTATCAACGCGGCCATTCTGGAGAATAGGGAACGCCATAATGATAGACGGTTAGTAATTAGGCAACGTAAATCTGATGAGGAGCGACAAGAGCGGTGATAATATCACCATCAACGCCACCCTCCATTGCAATGAGTCCTGCACGGTTTCCGTCCGTCGTAGAGGTAACACCCTTACCGTTTCCGTCGGAAACAATAGGATCGCCAGCAGCGACAGTCCCACCAAGCTTTACCTGAGTAATACCACCAACGGCGATAGTACCACGAGCAGCGGTAGTAGACCCATCAGAACACTCCAACAGAACAAAAGGGAACAGCAGCGCAGCGGCTGCAATATTTACCACGTTCTCATCCGTAGCATCAAAATTGACAAGGTAGTACTGCTTAGCAGACAAATCCGTATCAATTGTGACGGTCTTCGTAACGAGTCCAGTAGTAACGTTTCCAGTATTAGCCATGTGGCGAAATAGTTACTTAGTAGGTTTAGTCATGCCGAGTTCCTTATATGCAGCAGAAAGAGCCTCAAATTTCTTGAGTTTCTCATCCTTCTTCATCATCTCGTCGGCAAGTTTTTGTGCTTTCTTTTCCATCGCATCTTCGGGAGTGTTCGCGTATTCCTCCGTACCATGTACGACGAAATCCACATTTTTCACATCCTTCACAAGCGCAGAAAATTCTGCACGCTGGCCTTCATTCAGAGAGCGGAGGAAAGACTTTACAGCCTCCTCGCTTGTCTTCACAAATCCAGTAGGGTTCTCCTCGGAAATAACGAGAGAAGAAAACAAAAGGGAGATAGATGCCTCTTCCTTCTCTGCTCGGAGAGCGGAGAGTTCCTGAGCCATCGTCGCTACCTGTTCCTTCATCGTTACGAGTTCAGAGAGAGACGCTTCAGCAGGTGCATCAGCCTCGGGAGCCTCTTCCTTTGCAGGTTCAGCGTCCTCAGCCTTCTCCTCCTCCACTACCTCCTCCTTCTCGACTTCCTCGGGTTTTGCATTGACCTCTTCCACATCAGCCTTGACGGCCTCAGCATCCTCCTCGGGGAGGTCAGAGAGCAATGTTGCCAGCATGTCCTTGTCTTCCTTAGAAACGATTTCTCGCGTCTTCAGGTTGGACAAGAGCTTGGTCAAAATCTCCATGTCGGAATGGTTTAAATCAGTAAAAGTAGGCGCTAGGCCCTTTACAGCAGGGCGGTTTGTCAGCGCTAGACCTAGGATCACATTCTTTGCGGACTTCTTCACTCCATCAATCCACGTATTGAAGCTTTTGACGTATTCAATAGAGAAGTAACGGAAAGCGCCAGTCTTGACGAAGTGTTCTCCTTCAGGGGTAAACCTATGCAAACGTGCGTACAAGGAATACTCCCCTTGCACTATCATACTTGGCCCGACATACATCGACCCAGGTTGTATCCATGCATACGCCCTTCGCTCAGGGTCATGGTTAACATCGACAGCAATTTCATGGCCAGCTATGCCTGCATTGAAGTTAGTAGACATCTCTTCAAGCTGTTCTCGCGTAAAAGCGAAATCGCCATAACGGTCTGTATACTGCATACCAGTCCTGACTAACTCGTATGCAATATTTTCCGAAATGTCTTCTACTTCTACGGAGCTGAAAATGTAGCGTTGTTTCATGGTCGTATTATATGAACACAATAAGTATACACTAAGCAGCAGCACCCGCAAGTTTGCCCTCTAGCTCCTTTTTTTGGTAGCTTCCAAGCTCTTCCTGCTCTGCTAGGTCTTCACTAGGGACAGGCATGTAGTACTCAAACGAGTTGTGGTGAAGCCCAAGACCCTGTACGGCGGAAGGGTTCTTTCCGTCTGTTTCCTTGTTAGCGTAGGCATTTATCGCTGCCACGGTCATAACAGAGTACAGAATACCCATCGTCATACCTGAAGGGGAAACGTCTTTGAGTCTGCTAGACGGCACGAGGACTTTAAAGAACGTAAACCCGCCTTTCTCTGCTTCGTCATAGACCATGGAATTGAAAGCGGCCCGAGGGTGCGCCTGTACGGAGAGTTTAAGCGTGTTTTTATTGAAAATCTGCATGTCTTCAATCGCTTTCTTTGCTACTTCCTTTTGAGCACCCGTCGTTAGAATAATATCCATCTGCTCTTTGACTCGTCGTGGGTCGTTTCCTAGTACAGCCATAATATTGGACTTGTACCCTCGGATCATGCCCTCAAGCTTCACGGGGTCTATATCCGCCAAAGACATGGAGAATATATCAAAAGCACCGAGGGCCATTTTCTGGCTTTGGGTGAACATACGCTTTTGCATAGGGCTATTGACCCACTTCTTTTCAAGTCTCTTCGTAATAGCGTCGATTTCCTTCGTCGTTTCCCTCCAGAGGCGTGCATTGGCAGGGGTGGAGGAAATGACTACAATCCCGTCCTTGCGCTCCGTCTCGGCCTTCTCAAGAGATTTAAGCATAACCTCTTTATACTTTGCCTCTGCTTCATTTGCCATGCGGTCAAAGTTTGCATACTCAGACTCTAGGTAGTTTTCAAAATCAGAAATCGCTTTGGTGAAAGCACGCTCGTAGGCGGGGACTTTCGGAAGGGCAGAAAGCTTTGTCTTTGCTTCATTACTCTCCGCTATTTCCTTTTCTTCCTCAGGCTCTGTCTTATCTTCAATAGCCTGTGCCTCAGCGTCTTCCCCTTCTTCCGCTTCAGCCTCTGCATCAACGGTAACAAGTGGTTCAATAGATTTCACATCCTCCCGCTCGGCAAGGTCGTACATCTCGCGTATACGCTGCTCATCAAGGTCACCCCACTGGAGCATCCCAGCGCCCACAGCAACGGCCATACCGTCCACCATTTCTTTGACATTTTTCTCGGACAACTCGGAGTAGCACAGAGTGGGGTAATACTCTTGTGGCCCGAAGTTCATAATTACAAGCTCTTGTATGTGCTTATCCATTACCGCGCAGAATTTCTTTGCTATGTAGTGAACTGACTGGATAAAGAAAGAGGACTGGTCTTGTGAGAGAGCGTTTGACCCGCCTTGACCGCTGGAGAGGTTCAAGAACCCAGCCAGCACAGCGTCGTACATTTTTTTATCGTGGTGTTTCACCATTTCATCAATCATCTGGGAAACGGACTGCCCCCCATCGAGAGTCTTAATCCCCCAATCAATTACCTCTTCGGTAATCACCAGCCCAGCCCGCTCATTAGAACGGAGTTGCTTTGCTAGAGTTTCGTATTTCTCGACAATATCCTCACGGGTTCCCATCTTTAACTTAAAAAATGGCGTTCCTACTCCGTAGCGCTCAGCGGAGACAGCGCCAATCTTGTATAGTTTCTGCTTAATTGACCAATGAGAATAACAGCGGCGGAAGATAGACTCGCCCTCAAAGTTATCACCCGTCTGGCGGTGGGTGAAGAGGATCAATTTATTCCAAGGAATGGAAGCGGTGACCCCGTTCATTTCCTCGGCCCGTGCCTCGTCCGTAAAATTCAGCGTCTGGGTAATCCCTGTAGGCTTCCCATCCTTCCAGAGGGTAGAACCTATCCCCCAGTGTTCCAAACTACTAGGGACGCGAGGAGCAAAGCTTTTCCATACAATCAAACCGTCTCGGACGGTGAAAATCTTTTCAAAAGGATAGTACCCGTAGTCTACAAACAAAAGCGCTTCCTCAAGGAAGGATTTAAAGTCTATAGATGACCAAAACAGCACCTTAGAGACAAATTCGTTTATCTCGTGGTCTTTCTCATCCTTGGAGCCTGCTTCAGTATACCAGTTCACCGCAAGAAGAGGTGCTTTGATAGCATCAGAAATAGCGGAAATGGTCGCGTCGCTTTTCTTCATCTCCTCAATCAGATCAATCTTTGTCTTTCCCCTCCATATTGGGTTGTAATCCGCGTCTATATACCCCGAGTATATGTCAGTACCTGAAAGCCCGTAGGTCTTCTTTAATTCCATCAGAATTTTGCGTCAAGGAAGTTCGCCGTTATTGTATCACGCCCGCTAGATTGCGCAAAATATGTGTTCGTGCCTTGGGTGTTCTTCACCCCGTGCCACGCCATAATCAAGGCATCGGCGTAGTCGGGCGATTCTCCTATACGCTTTTTTATATCTTCCTTGCTCTCAATCTGCCGTTTCCCTGAAAGAGAAATCTTGCTCCGTAGGCTCGTGAGGTGCTTGAGTTGCTTCCCAAAATCAATCAAACAAATCTCCTCGTGGTCGATAGCTTTCGCAAGGTCAAAGGTCGCTACAGCTCTGAGGTTGAGGTTGTATTCGTCTCCAGCGTGGGAGGAATTGAAGCCGAGGACGTTATACCCCTGTTGATAGAGAATATCCGTCACACCGCCACCCACTCCAATATCATCCACCACAAACGTATCGCGGTGTTTATCAAATCCTATTTCTTTGGCCAGTTCTAGCGCAAGCCCTACGGTTTCCGTTACTCTGTTCCCCTGCCGTGCCTTTCCTGGGAGTTGCTGGACATTTCCAGAGCTGTTCACCACAAGAGGCACCAGTACGCTTGTGTCGTCACCTTGACGGGCCACGTCAATACCGATCACACGGCGGACAATATTGTCTGTGGAGACTTTCCGCTCCATACAGAGAAGAATAGCATTCATATTGAACACAGCGTCCACCGACTGGCTCGGGAAGTTCGCCAACACGAGAGACTGAAACAACGGGTTCTCTTCGCCCCAGTCC